GTGGGTGGTAGCGCCCTGGCAGGAGCCTATGTCGGCGCCTTTAGTGGCGCGGTGATGGGTGGTGAAGGCAATAGAATGAGTGGTGCGGCCTGGGGTGCCGGTGGTGGTTTCCTCGGTGGCTCTGCCATGAGGGGTCTTGCTCGCAATGGAGCCAACTGGAGCAACCGGGCAAGCAAGAGTTTTCTCAGTGCGACTGACAGCAGAATGATGTCTGCCATTGGCATGACTCCCACCCCGAACGCTCGTCGCAATATGCTGGCGCTCAGAGGCTCGGGAGATCCCAATGCTGTGAAGTACATGGAGAACCGCGACAAGCTCCGAGGAGCCATCGCTGGATTCCACAGCAAGAAGAACAGAAACGCAATGTTTCGTAGTGGCGCACTACTTGGCGGTGGTGTTTTTGGAGCTATGTTTGCTGGCAGTGGAAAGACTCACAAGCGTGGGTTCAACTCCAACAGAGGCAATTCGTTCGGGAGATAATGATGGGCATCAAGATCTATGCATCAGACAAGACTGTGTTCGGCTCACTGCCGTTGCTAAGCAGTAGTGAGGACGGTCACTTCGGCCCTTGGAGAACTCACAAGGACGGGCGCCTTGGAGGCGCCTACGAAGAGGTGGTCTATCTACGCAATGACGACCCCAGCACCTACTACGTCAACCTTGTAGCTGCCTACGAGAGTGAGCTCTACGCACAGAGCGGAGAACTCGGTGATGGTGGTTGGAGTATCAAGTACCTCTATGGGGAACGACGTCCGACCGAGGCTGAGTGGGACGAAGTCCGCAGTGGCGAGCCTCTTCAGCTGCCAAACATCGGCAGCACCTTGGCTGCCGACACCTACACCTACCATCCTGTTTGGATTCGGGTTTACTACCCTGGTGGGACTCCTGCTCAAATCAGAGAGCGTCAGAGACTCAGGGTCTCGTACCATGAGAGAAAGGTGGGTGCCTGATGAAGCGGATTCCAGACCTGGACATCCCTCTCCTTAAGGATCTGTATCGTCCAGACTTCGACCCCTCAAAGCTCATCCTAAATCAGGCTGTTGGATCTACCCCTCCACACACTCAGGAAGAGATTGAGAAGAAGGTGGCCGAGGTTGAGGCTCAGCTGTTCTCGGGAGACGCTCCCAAGCCGCTGACCAAGGATGAGGCTGCTGCCGTTGAGCAGCAGGTAGATGCATTGCGCTCTGGCATTGCCGCTACGCGACGCAGGATTGCCAATGTCTCTGCACGCATCGACTCTCAGGGCGCCCCTGCGGGACAGGCGGAGATCGGCTTTCAAGTTGATCTTAAGCGCAAAGGCGCGTTGAGGAGAGCGGTCAAGAAGGTCTTTGGGCTCAAGCCAGAGACTCTCACGTACAGCATGTATAAGGCCGCCCTAGCTGCTAAGAAGCAGCTAGAAGAAGCTGAGGCCAGCGCCTACTCCAAGGGCGAGTGGGAGAACTGATGTCCCGAGATTTCCTGCGCAAAGCAGCCAGAGAAGAAGACTCCTCAGACCGAGCCGGGATTGAGGAAGAGCAGTACATGCGCTTGATGCCGAAGATCGGTAGAGACTTCGTACACAAGGAAGACTTGAAGAACATCATCAGTGAGATCCTCGACATTGTCGACCCAACCGGGTTGCGCCCGGTAGATGCGACACAAGACTCTCAGGCCCGACAGCGAGCCAAGGAGTACAAGGCCTTTCTAGATGATGACAAGAACGGATCCAGTGTCTACAAAGACCTGATTGACCTGAGTGATGACTGATGGCAGCTCCACCGATTAACTACGAAGATCCGCATCTGTATGAGCATCTGACTCTCATCATCGATGAGTTTGAGAAGGCGGCATTGCGCTCGGGTTCCAGACAGGGAATCCTCGTCACCGCACAAGCTCCCCTGCAGGGTATGGACATGATCTTGGCCAGCGCCGACAAGGCGCTGTCTATGGGTCGTACTGCCAACGCTACCAGGGTGAGCGACGAAGCTTCCGGCAAGGATGTCGATCTGCCCGACCAGCGTGCCCGAGAGTTCGGGGATGCTTCGACCAAAGAGGATCCGCTCAACCGTCACAACGATCTCGTTGGTGTAGCAAAGTACACCAAGGGCGAGGTCAACATTGATGGAGTCGGCGACGGCGAACTCGGCAATACCGAGTACGACATCAAGGGACCTTCGTTCGAGGTGGGAGCCACTGGCTCAATTGGGTTCGACGCAGACATGAATGACCTCTTCGGAGGCGAGGGAGACCCCGAGAAGCGTGGAGACACTATCGGGGACTACCTGTCACAGTGTCTTGGTTGCGATCTCAGGCTCAGCTTCGATTGGCAGCTACAGCCAATCGACCTGCTTCTTCCAATTGGAGATCTGCTTGCTGACATCAATGCGGCGCTTGATCAGTTCGAAGGCTTCTTGGATCCATTTGGGTACCTGAAGGATCTGTGTGACTTGCTCAATGGTCTCAATATCTTCTGTATTCCAGACTTGATGATGATCTTGCTGGCGTTGAAGATGTTGCTCAAGAGCTATCTGACGTTCCAACTGTCAATCAGGCTCGACTGGACTGTGCTGATCGGACCGCTACTCAAGCTAATCTTGGATGCGATCACCACGCTGATTCAGCAGATTGCTGGCCTCATCGTTGCGCCCCTGGATTGCGCTTACTCGGCTCTGCTCACAATCGCAGACTTCCAGGACGAGCTTGCTGAGACAGCCGCCCTGGCTGCGGCTGTCGCACAGAGAGCTGCTGACAGAGCAACCCTGGGTGGACCTGATGGCGAGCTGGATGACTTCGAGCTGACAACTGATCCTCGGTACAAGAACGTTTCTCCTGACAGCGAGATCGTTGATGCCAAGAACGACAAGCTCGACTTCGAGATCCCGTCCATCAATACCAGAACCACCACGGGTGGGACTGCTGAGTTCGAAGCCGGTGAGGGAATCTCTTTCCCTCAGGGTTATCAGATCAAAGCCAATACCAAGCTGCCCGAGGCTCTGCGAGACCCGCGTTTCTTGCGAACGAACCCGTTCAGGAAGTTGGCCCTTAGTGTCAGAGACGCCAAGAGCTACATCACTGATATTGTTCGAAAACTTCTATTCGCGCTCAACAGCTTGCAAGGTCTTACCAGTGGGTCCCTTGGACTTTCGCTCGGAAACCTCGGGCTACTCCTGTTCCTCAAGGACATGATTAACCTGGTATTGCTGGTCGTAAAGATGCTTCGGATGTATGGCGACGTCAAGGACTGGTGCTCGCATCTCGAAGAGAATCCAGCTATTCTTGAAAGGGAGTTGGTCAACACCAAGGTTGTAGCCTCAGACGAGTCTTTGCTATTGTTTGCTGGTCCTAACTCTGAGCTTGTCGGCGAAGTCCGGACTTGCTTCAATGAAAGAACTCCGCAGCAGTCAGCTTTGCTCAAGCAGTGGATTGCAGATCTCAAGAGGGCCGGGAGTAACTAATGTCATTCGCAGATTCCTTCGACAAGCTTCTCAGCAAGCTAGATGCCAAGCAGACAAGAACTCGTGACGCGTCTCGGACCACTCAGGCAAAGATGAAGCCGGCAGGTATCGTCAAGGTAGGCGATCGAACAATCGCCTACTCCGAGCGTCACCGTGGCCAGTTCTTTCGCCCCGAGTATGACTTCGACGAGATTCAGATTGCCCAGGACACAGACTCGTATCTGTTTCGAGCAATTCAGAAGAAGGTCAATCGAGTAATCTGCGCAGGCATGTCCTTCACTGGATCGAACGAAGAGACGGTTCTCTACGTGGAGAACCGTTTGAAGGCTATGGGGTGGGCAACCCAGAGGCCCTGGGAGCAGTTGGTTTGGGATACTGTCCATGACATGTTCCGCTACAGCAACTGCATGTGGGCCAAGAAGCGCAGCAGCCAGCTCTCTCCTGGTAGGGTCCGTAAGGATATCAACGGGGTGGATATTGAGCCTGTCGCCGGCTACTTCGTACTCCCGTTCGAGACCTTGGAGTTCAAGACCAAGGCAAATGGAGAGTTCAAGAAGGTCATGCAGAAGATGCCCAACGGCGAGAAGAAGCAGTTCTTCCCCAGGGATCTGATTCACTTCTACACGAATAAGAAGCCCGGCTTCACCGTCGGCACGCCCGAGATGTTCCCGGCGCTGGACGACATTGCTCTCCTGCGTCGCATCGAGGAGAACATCGAAGACCTCATTGAGGCGAACCTCTTCCCGGTATTCCACTACAAGGTTGGTAATGACCAGTACCCTGAGCGCTACGGCCCAGATGGAATCAAGGAGAGCGACGTAGTCAAGAAGACGATCGAGTACATGCCTGCTGGTGGCATCTACGTGTCTGACCACAGACACGAGATCAAGGCCGTTGGCTCCGAAGGGCGCGCGCTCCGTATCGACTTCTACATGAGTCACTTCAAGAACAGAGCTCTGGCAGCTATGGGGACCAGCGCCGTAGATATGGGTGAGGGTGGCAGTGCCAACAGGAGCACTGCCAGTACCATGTCCAAGGCGATGCTTATGGACATTGAGGCCATGACCTGCATCATGAAGCAGTTCCTGGAGTTCTATGTTGTCAGCGAGCTGCTCATCGAGGGTGGCTACAATCCTCTCGACCCAGAGCAGATGGTACACGTGAAGTTCGGCGTCATCGATAAGGATGACCGCAGGGCTGATGAGAACCAGCAGATCCAGCTCTTCCACGGTAACCTCCGCACAATGCCTGAGGTTAGGGAGGCGCTGGGCGACAGGCCCTTCGTTGACGAGGACTTGGAGAACACCCACTTCAAGATGTTCGAGGAGCCACTCGCACTCCTCAAGGGGATGAGTACTGGTAGTGCAGCCGGTCAAACACTGGCTGCACATCCAAGCAGTAGCGTGTCTGCCGAGGCTGTCTCTCATGAAGAGAAGTATGCCGAGACGCAAGCTAAGGCCCAGGCCCAGGCCAAGCAGGCAGGTTCGCCTGCTGGTGGGAAGTCTGCGGCAGCGAACAAAACCAGCACCAACAAGGCAAAGCCAGCGAATCAGCATGGCACCAGGACTTCAGCCAAAACGAACAAAGACTTGGAAGTCTATGATTCCTATGGCCGAATTTACGTAGTAACTTGCGACTTCCATGCCGATCCTGCTAGTATTTCTGCGTGGAACCAGCAGGTCTTGGCCCGCTGGGAGGAAGTTGGAACAGACTCGATCGACTTCGGAATCTTCGCACAGACAATGCTTTGGCGACTAAGGGGATACGAACAATGAGCTTCACGATTCGTGACACCTACAACATCAGGCCATCAAAGACTCTACTGGAGCTCGACGATAGCCAGAAGAAGGCAGTCATGGACAGCGCTATGGTCCTTGATGATGAGACGAATACCAAGAAGGGCCTCATCGTTGAGTTCGATCTGAGCAGCAGTCTTCGCCGCACCAACAACCGTCTCTACACCCCCAGGGGTCAGAGACAGAATGTGGACAGCTGGACGACGCCGTTTGCGAAGCCAATTCTAGTCCACCACGAGAAGAAGGCCGATCCGATTGGTCGGATCGTTGAGGTCAATTGGGTTCCCAATGATGACCAGGCGATGGCTTTCTTCCCGAACATCCAGGACTTCATGAAGTTCAAGAGGGTCTGTGATCAAGACAACCCTCAGAAGATCTATAAGGAGATGCTCAAGCATAATCTCCTGACGAATGATGCCTGGCCGGGCCTCGGACGACTGGTGGCCAAGGCCAGGATTTCTGATCCTGAGGCCATTCAGAAGTTCCTCGACGGTCGGTACCTGACCTTCTCGGCTGGATCGAATACAGACCGCTATGCCTGTGGCATTTGCGGCAGCGACTGGGTGACTGGTGACTTCTGTGATCACTCGCCTGGCAGCATCTCTGACGAAGGAAAGCCCGCGGTGTTCATCACTGGCTCCTTCAAGGGCGTTGAGGCCAGCGTGGTCACAGACCCGGCGAACCCTCTCGCACAAGTAAAGTCTATGGAATTCGGAGATTCCGTTGAGGTTCCGGACGAGATTAAGCTCGCACCAATGAACACTGACGCTCTCCACTTCATCGATGCCCATGTGGACACAGGAGACATCATGGACAAAACACACATCACCACCTCAGTGGTTGATTCCCTAATGACCATGGATGCCCGCGATATCGCTCGCGGGCTCTGGGACCAAACGCTCAGCACTGAGCTGGTGGATGCCTTGGCTGGCAAGTCTCACTATGAGGTAAGTTGGCTTGTTCGCATCCACGATGCTCTCCACTCTGAGTACGACTGGCGCCTCCGCTGGGCGGAGGAAGATTCTGTCGAAGTCCCCGATGCAGTTTTTGCATTCCACGGAGACATTCACGAACTCAGTACTAACAAGGGTTTCCGCGACTCTCTAGCCAACGGGGTTCTCGATGGCTTTGGAAAGACTGGCGATCCGTCGGAGGAGTACATGTCAAAGCGTTCAAAGGCCAACTCGGACCAGACTGAAGAGTCTACGTTCGCAGAGCAGTTCAAGCTCGCCCTTGGTAGCGAGGACTTCGCGACCGCGGTCAAGGCCGCACTCGAAGTCAAGAACGGCACACAAGTAGAAGACGAGGGTAGTGAAGTGATTGATCTCACGGATCTCGATTGGTTTGTTCTCGATCTTGCCCTCAAGGCTGAGATCGGTGACGGCGCCCTGGCTGACGAAGCACTGGCTGAGCTCGCTGAGGACAAGTTCCTTGGTGATGAGCGCAGGTTCCCAGTTGCTGACGCTGCACATCTCGAGGCAGCTCGTCGAATCCTCGAGAACGTAAAGCTTACCGAAGATCAGAAGGATCGTTTCTCTCGCGCCCTTGAGGGTTGCGAGAAGGCTCTGGAGCCCGCTCCCGTAGTCGAGAACAACGATGCTGCTGAAATTCAGATCAAGCTCAATGACCTCACCGAGAAGCATGAGAAGGTTCTTCAGGACTACCAAAACTCAATGGAGCTTGCAACGCAGCTTCAGGCTGAGGTAGATTCTCTGAAGGAAGAGTTGGCAAAGCTTGACAACAAGCCGGCCACCAACGACAATACTGCTACTCCAAAGGTAGATGAGATTAAGCCTGTAGCCGACCCGTCAGCATCAAGCGCCCAGGCACTTGACGACGGCAGCAACAAGCTCTCAGCATACCAGCAGAAGGTCGTCTCACAATACAAGTCAATCAGAGATGAGAGAGGCGAAGCGGCAGCGAACCAATACCTTATTGGCAAGTACCGTCGCAGGATCCTCCCCAAGAGTTTCGACATCAAATCCTATCTTCAGGAGAGTGAATAATGACTGTCTCTCGTTACTCCGCTAAGTTCCGTGCACGCGAGGATGTTTTCGATAACATCACTCCGACAGTAACGGTTCAGAAGGACGTAAGCGCACCTCACGGTCCCTGGAAGCCAGCACCTTGGCTCCCCATCGTCTTCACCAAGAGTGATATTGGCGGTGGTACAGACTACTTCGTGGTCTCTAGCGGCAAGGTTCTTGCCATGGATCGCGAGAACTATCTCGTTCCCGCTGGCCTTCGCGCCAAGATCGTCTCCGACGGTCTCACCTACACCTCAACGGACTACGATCAGGAGGTCACCGACCTCACGACCGGTGCTGCTTACGCTACGAATGGTTCAACCACGTACACGCTTGAGCAGATTGCCGAGGCTCTGATCGAGCGTGGCCTCGTCTCGATGGACGAGACCACTGAGGGTTCGGGCATCCCTGACGATGCTGCAGACCCCGCTGCTACCAGGCAGGAGATTGTCGAAGCTTTCATCGGCCTTGCGGTTGGTGTCGCTGCTTACGACTTCTACGTTTGGAGCGGCCGCCCAGAGGACGGCGACCAGAAGTTTGCCAACTACAGCAAGCAGCACCTGGTTCAGTTCCTGACCCAGCTTCAGATGAAGGTGCCTCACCGCACGACTCAGACCTCCAGCGATGCATTCGACGTTAGCGTCATTGATGCCGGCGCTCTCAAGGTCACCGCAGTCACTGCCGGTGGTGGAGACTTCCCCGAGGCAGGCGAGGTCTGGCTTGAGACTGCTCTTGACGACATCGATCGCTACGCCAGCTCTGCTGACGGCCAGTCGGTTGTCGCCTGGAAGCTCGATGAGCGTCCAGTTGCTGCCAATACTTCACGTACGCCAATCAGCTGCGATGTCAGTGGTGTTCTCGTTGACGAGAAGACCAGTATCGCAGGTATTTCTGCCGAAGGTGACTGGTACCTTGATGCCGAAGTCGGTATCATCTTCACCCACTCTGACACCTACGACACTCTCGTAGCTGCCAACAGTGACCCCACCTTCACCTACTACTTCTACGCTGTCTCCGGCTCAACCGGTGCAAGCAGCGACCGCTACGTCTTCTTCGACGGAGAGGGCAAGCCTGGTGACCGCCTCAGCTACGATGCAAACAGTAACTTCGTAGTCATGGCTAGCGCACAGGATGCACTCGGTACGTCGAACGATTTCTGGCTCGCTCGCCTTCACAAGATTGTGACTGAGCCCCGTAGCAACCTCGACAAGGTTAAGACCGCATTCCAGCTCACTGGACTCGGTGCAACCTCACAGATGCCTGGTAGTGCCACTAGTGGCTACAGCGATCTCATCACCCTCGCAACTGACGAGGAGATTGCTGATCAGGTCGCCATTCTCACGCTGCTCGTGCGCTAATAGGAGATATGATGGAATTCACACTTTCCGATGGTAACACTGTTCCCCTGCCCGACGGTAAGAGGGCTGCTGCGCGCTACGTAGCTGACCTCTTCCGCAACCGTGGACGCAATGAGGAAGACGGTGTTGAGATGCAGTGGCAGGATATGTACAAGTATCTTTCGCCACAGATGAACGACGCCGTTACGGCGCCTGACATTCGCCCGCTGCTTCAGTCCTCAATGGAGGTTATCCTCCGTGAGCCACTCGAGCCGCTGCAGGTCATCACTGGTCTCTTCACTCGAATCCAGGCTCAGGGTCTGAACACTCAGGTTCTCGCTGGTGCCGTCGGCGCGGTTTACGCCGACGAAGTGCCCGAGCACGGTACGTACCCAGAGGTCATGTTCCAGATCGGTGGCGCAATGCAGACCGCTTGGATCGGTAAGGCTGGTCTTGCGGCTAGCTTCACTGACGAGGCCCTGCGTTACAGCACCTGGGACATCATGGCCATGAACCTGCGTCTCATGGGCGCAGCTATGGTACGTCACAAGGAGCAGAAGGCCGTGTCCTTCCTCCGCTCACTTGGCACAGAGCTGCTCAACAACAGCTCACCTGCAACCTCGATGTTCGGTGTCTGCACCGGTCGTGGACTCGACATGCAGCCTAACGGCTCGCTGACGGTCGACGATCTGTTCAAGGCAATGGCACACATGGCTGAGGAGGGCTTTGCTCCCAACGTCATGCTGCTCAACCCACTGTTCTTCTACCAGTTCCTGCAGGACCCGGTTATGCGCAACATGATGCTCGCCCATGGTGGCGGTGCTTACTTCGAGCGCTGGAGCGGCAACCCCGGTCCTCTTGACCCATGGTCCAACGGTTCAATGGGAGCAATGGGCCCAAGCCTCGGCAACCAGCTCACAGCCAGCGGTAACGCTGCTGGTGCTACCCCAACGGGTATCGCCGGTCGTGAGCACGGTATGACCTCAAGCTCGAGTGTCCCTGGGTACTTCCCATGGCCATTCCGCATCGTGGTCAGCCCACTGGTTCCGTTCGACGCCACAACCCAGCTTGGTGACATCTACCTTCTCAGCGCAGGAAACATCGGTTTCCACCTCGTTGACGAGGACATGACTCAGGTTGAGTGGCGCGACGAGAACGTCGATGTCGTGAAGATCAAGCTCCGTGAGCGCTACGGCTTTGCTGTCGCACACGAGGGTCAGGCTGTTGGTGTCCTCAAGAACGTCAAGCTCGCACGCAACTACTGGGACGGCACTGTAAGTGCAATGACTCAGGATGTTGATTCCGAGGTCGGACCGACTGACACCGTCCTCTGAGCATTGATGCCCCGGGCATAAGTTAGGGGAGTCCTCTTCGGGGGACTCCCCTTCGTGCTTATAGATGGGGTAGAATAGCAATTGGAGGCTCCAATGAGTTGGTTCAAGGACAAGGTAGAAGATTTCGATATGGCTGGTAAGGCTCTGCGCGAGGCAGAGCGGTCCGGTACTGTCAGAGACGTGAAGATGCACAAGTTCAATCCTGACATCGTTCAGACAGATCTACTTGGGCAGGAGTTCAGTCGCGAGAAGGCTGTTGATTCACAAGAAACCATTGAGTTTGAAGACGAAGTGGTCATCCAGGCTGCGCCAGGAATGACACTCGAGTTGAATCTTGATGCAGATTTGATGAAGATCATCGCAGGAGAGTGAGATGGCAGCACCGTCGATCGTAAAGATCTATCCAGAAGATGGAGACAGCGGCATCCCCGTGGGCGAGACCTTGAAGGTCTGGTTCGATCGAGGTGTAGACATCAAGTCTGTGAAGGACTCCATCGTTTTGTTCGGGGCTGAGAGTGACATCACTTCGGGCCCTGACAGCGCCATGTGGATCAACGGCAAGACCGGGGACAACCCGTTCTATCTGACGTCCCCTGGCTTTAAGGGCTACGTGCCCCTCAAGTTTGAGATCGTCTATTGGGACACCACGGACCTTGTTGACTACGCCGAGGTTGCTTCCCCGGTAGAGATCACAAGTGAGGCTGACGAGGTCTCGAACAACTACGGCCACCTGGTCAAGATCACAATTGATCCAGAGTTCGCCGCGACCCTGGCTCCGGACACGCAGTTCACACTGTATGCCAACGGAGATCCAGACAGCACAGACACTGGTATTGCCTCAAGGACTCTCTTCGACGTTGAAGTTGATGTCGGGAACACCGGGTCTGGGGCCGTCTACATGTACGGCCCCTACATTGATGCTGGTGCTGGTGATGATACGATGAATATCGAGATCACCAAAGCCGGTAACATTGGCACAGCCGAGTACAAGTGGTGGTGGGATAGCGGTGGTCCTGGATCTGCTATTGCCGGGAGGGTCACGAACAGACGCTTCCGCACTCTCGATGCTGGCTTGCAGATTCGCTTCACGGGAAGCTCTCTGGCTATCGGCGACACCTGGACTGTGAACACAGAGACTCTGGTAAGAATGACCACGAGTACCTCTGTTCAGTTCACGACCAATGATGGGTCGTACACCGAGGCGCCAGCCAGTGCGAGCACACCCGCGACCTCCACACCTCCCTCAACGGTACTGCCTAGCGCCAGTATCCCCTTCGCAGTGGAGGGAATGGACCCGCTGGTAGCTAGTTACAACGTTGATCCAGATCAACGTATCATCACGATTGTTTTCACTGACGATCTCGACCCGGCCACAGTCACTGATGATGCAGTGAAGTTGTGGAAGTATCCGGTCGAGGGACACTTCGACAGTACCTGGAAGCCCACGGAGCTTGAAAAGTCTCTGACGGTTTCTGGCGACACCCTGACTATCAGATTCTGAGGTAACGATGGCTGTTTCAAACAGAGGCGCGGCACTGGCTGGTAACGAGATCGTTCTCCGTGCGGTCTTCACCGATTCTGATGGATGTCTTGTGGACCTGGACGCTGTTCCAGAGATCTACATCTATGATGAATCAGTAGAGACAGACACCATTGTTTCTGAGGCAGATGCCCAGACGTACACAAGCGCCCTTGTGGGGCCGCTGAGCGCCGTTAGACTCTCCACTGGATACTACACCTACAGTTACACTGTACCGGCCGGTGGCGACGCTGGTAGCTGGCACGATCTATGGGTCGGTACCATTAACGGTACCGACGATTACGATTACTTCTCTTTCAGAGTGACGGCAGGCTTCGATGCCTCAAGTCAGAGTCTCGGGAATAACACGATGGTCATCATCGAGCTCTCCGGGGACATCACCAACTCTGCTGGAGACGAGTCTCTCGTTGCCACGGATCTTTACTACAGCACCAACTACTCTCCCCTGTATGCCAGTCCGGATCTGATTCGGCTGGAGCTGGGACGATGGATTGATTACATCCCCGACGATACGTTGGCGCTCATGTCTCACATCAGCAGCAAGGAAGCCGACTTCATCCAGGGAGATGTCCCCTGCAATAGCAGGAACCTCAAGCTGGCAAAGACCAAGTTCGTCGTCTACGATTCGGTTTGGCGTTGCTTGATGATTCCTGGCCAGGGACAGCAGTCTGGTTACGCTTCTGGAAAGAAGAAGAGCCTGGGGGATCTCAGCATTACCGATGGCGCTCCGGTCGTGGCTGTGCCTGACGAGATCATGGACTGGATCCATCAGCAGCGACAGAGCTGGTTCAGGGTTGTGAACGCTGGTGCGAACATTGTTCCCGGCCAGGGGCTCACCCCAACCTACGCTGTTAAAGGCATGAACGATCCTGACAGGCGACTGGGTGGTCGCCTCTGGGAAGACCCAGGGACAATTCACTACCCACAGCCGAGTGCTAACTCTAAGCGCAGGAGAGCCGGTATGCGTCGTGGACGCTTTGGATTCTCTGACGGAAGAAGGAGGCGCTAATGGGTAAGCGACCAGGCATGTACGGATCTGGTGTCGGGAGGCGTCCTCAGGCGCCTGTGCCAGCCAATGCGGGTGCAGAGCTCGATCTTCGGGAGGAGATGGATGAGATTCTGTTTGGTCGCAATGGTGGACCTAAGCACGGGAAGTTGCTGATCATTCGAAACATGAGGCGGGACGCCGATGGGCGCCCCACTCGTTGCACCTGTTCAGAGGACCAGACAACAGTAGAGCCCAGCCCAGACTGTAGCTACTGCGGTGGTGAAGGTTATCTCTGGGACGAGAACTGGGTCTGGGGCTTCTCGATGTACGCAGGCGCTGATAACGGTATGGTTCGGCGCTTCATGCGTATGGCTCCGGGCGAAGTCAGAGTCGACTACAAGGTGTTCTTCTTCCGCTATGACACGAACATCTTGTACGCCGACAAGATTATCGAACCCCGGCTTGATGCGGACGGAGAGCTTGATGTACCATATGTCCGAGAAGCCATCTACGAACCGCAGACTCTTCAGAAGCGAAGAGCTGATAACGGTAGGATTGAATTCATTGCAGCCTTCTGTCGTGAAGATGATGCAATTCGCTCGGATAACCCACAATGAGTCTCGATAGCACAACTAGTCAGATCGTAGAGCAGGTCCGTGCCGACCTGCTCACGGAAGACAATATGTTTG